GTTGGAGGTTTGGTTTTGCTGGGTGAAGAAGGGCTCGATCGGCAGGGTCTGGAGGAAGCGCTCGGCGTCGAGGTCGGTCTCGGCTTGTGATTGTGATTGTGATTGTGATTGTGATGGTGATTGCAGGCGGCTGCGCAGGAGGGTCAGGGCGTCCTGAAGCGTGAGGGGCGGCAGGGAGATGCTGCTGGCATCGAGTCGATCCTGCAGGGCGCTGGGCAGGTTTTTGGTGAAAATATTCTGCCACCAGTCATCGTTCACGCTGAGCAGGATATGCACGCGGGGGAGCTGGCTGAGCGCGAGCGAGAGAGTGGCGAGGTCTGTGCAGGCCTGCGGCTGGGAGATGAGGGCATCGAGGTGATCAGCGATGAGCACGAGGGGCTTCCACTGGCTGAGCAGGTGCAGGAGCTGCCGCGCGGAGGCATCGCTCTGCACGCCCTGCTGGAGCAGCGACACGGCGGCGGGATTTGGGTTTGGGGCGAGTTCGGACGCGGGTGTATTTTTGTCTGTATCCGCTTGATCTTGTGAGAGTAAGGCAGCCTGCCAGAGACGACGCAGCCAGTTTTCCAGGATGGGGTCGGGCTGCGCCATGGCGGCCTGTGCCATGGGGCTGAGCAGGGCATGAAACTGGGCGGCGAACCACTGCGCCAGGGCGCTGGCGGAGCCGGTTTGGGCGATCAATAACAAGGGATCATGCGCCAGGGTGGCGAGGGCCTGCGTGCGGTTATCGCAGGGTATCTTCCCCTGCTGGATCAGGCGGCTGAGCAGCGTGGCGAGCACGCCACAGCAGGTTTTTTGCAGATGCAGGCTGGTGGGGAATCTGCCCAGCAGGCCGATGACGCTGTGCTGAAGCGTGAGGACGGGGCCTGATGTGGGTGGGGATGCAGACGTGGCTGAGGCTGCGGCGGCATCCCATGGCAGCGAGGCGAGGAGGTAGTGCGGCTCTGTTTCCGGTAGCGCGGACCAGCGGGCGAGCAGATGGGTTTTACCAAAACCGGCCCTGGGCGCACGCAGCAGGATGAGCGGCGCGCCGCTGTGCAGGGCGCTGGTGAGCCCGGCAAGGGGGGCGTGATGCAGGCTGGGTGCGGAAGCAGAAGCGGCAGGCGCAGGATTCTGCTTCCACCAGGTGGGCATGATGTCTGTGGCAAAAAGACGCTGGCGCGTGGGCGCGTGCTCCCCTGCCCTGTCTGCACCGGCTCGTGAGGGCTGGGAAGAGGCAGGGCCGACTGCGGATGCGGCTGCGGCATGGGCGGGCGGTTCAGGCATGCATGCTGAAAGGGACAAAAAACGAGGGTGAATCGCGGCGACAGCCCCATGATGCGCCTCCAGAATTAACAGACAAGTCTAAACTCACCATAAATACCAGAATTTTAATTAAGAAAGGTAAAGCATACCGCTTCGCGAAATTTTAAATTTCGAATTCTGAATTCTGAATGAGCAATGGGAGACAGAAGACATTTTGACAGGATTTTCAGGATTGGCTTTTAGGTGAGAGGCGTTGCGTGGGATGGTTGTAGGGAACAGGATTTGCGGACGGGAGTCGAGAGTGGCTGTCATGATGTGTTAATTCCCTTCACTGTTATAACTGTGGATAAAATCTTGTCTCTTACCCTCTTGTATCTTGTATTTTATGTCTTGTATCTCATAACTCCATTGATCTTTGCAGGCGTAGTGTTACCTTACCTAACTTACAGAGGCGGAGGTTATGAGGCAACGAGAGGATGTGGAGGAACTGATGGCGCGAATTCCTGAAGGGATCATGCAGGAGGTAAGACGGCTGTATGCAGAGCAACCACAGGCGCAATGTTTTAAGGAGGATCTCCGGGCGCATCTAGAACATGAGCAGGGTCATGTGTTTATAACGGAATCCCTGCTGCTGATGGGCAGGGCAGTGAGCCAGTTCGGGTCGCATGAACAGCTTGGTGATCCGTGGTTTGTGTTTGATGAGACACAATGTGATGCGTGGTATGTGTGGCTGGCAGTCGGGCAGATGCAGGAGATTCTGGCGCATGCCCCCCACCCTCTGCCATGGATTGGGTTTGCCAGGAGGCGAAGGATGAAGTGGTATGAGTGGGAGAAGTTGAGGAGAAAAGGCAAGGGACAAGAGAAAACGGCTAAGTGGAATAAGGTCGCTTCGAGAAGGTTTTTTTGATGCCGGTGAGCATGGAAGAAAACACGGAGTTAAAGGACGAAGTTAGACAGGATTTTCAGGATTGTTTAATTCTGCCATGTGTGTTTATCCGTGTTTAGCTGTGGTTTGGAATTTCTATGGGATTGTGCCCGTCTTTGTTTATTTGGGCGATGGTGGGCATGTCGTTTATGCCTGCTTGATTCACGCGGGGGGCTGCGCTTTGCGGTGGATTTATTTTGATTACAGGTCATGAATTGAGTGATTGTTATTAAGTTTTATTACAGGGGCGGTCAGTTACTAGGGAGGTTTATACTATGGCAATGTGGACGGTGACGATGATAGATGGATGTGACTTTGTTCAGTATCCTGAAGTGGGTGCAGATGGCAGGCTGATGAGTTATAACTTTGGCAGCCCCTCGGCTGGCCCTTCCAAGAAGGAGCAGGAGGCGCAGAGGAAGGCGCAGGAGAAGCAGGACAAGGAGATGCGCAAGCTGATGAAGCAGATGAGCAAGCAACATGTGCCGATGCCTGCGATCCCCACGCCACCGGAGCCAGAGCCGATTCCACCCGTTGCCTCACAATCAAGCGCCAACGTCGAGGATGCCCAACAGGATGCCCGCCGACAGGCGAAGCGCCGCAAGGGCCTCATGGCAACGACTTACGCCGGGGATACAGGCGGGTATGGGGGGAGTACACCGCTCGGGGGTGGGAAGTCGCTTTTAGGATAAGATAACAGACTGTCAGATAACAGATGACAGACCTGAAATACTTAACATTGGCGTAAGTTATGAGCATTCACCAAGCACATTCTAGTCAGCATGTTTTTATCATTTCAATCCTGATACAACAGCCAATCAGATAACAGATGACAGACTTGAAATGAGTCAACTGGCGTAAGTGATGGAGAAGTCATCAAGTTCATTCCATCCGGTCTGTTATCTGTAATCTGTCCATCTGCTATCTCTAATTTATTTTTTATGCTAGATTCACATACTTCTGAAAAAGCGGACAAGCTGTCCAACTTACAAGTGGCCGACCGGGTTATGCGGCGATGGGAGGCGGCGAAGACGGAGCGGATGCGGTGGATGTCGCTGTGGGATGAGATGGCTAAGTACGTGCGCCCGGAGCGGGATGAGGTGTTTCGCCGTCATGGTGATAGCGGGCCGCCGGCGGCTGGGAACTTTCTTTTTGATGGAACACCGATCAGCGCGAATATGGTGCTGGCTTCGGGTTGTATGTCGCGGCTAACTCCTGCGCAGGCCCCATGGTTTGCGTTTGACCCGCCTCGCGCCTTGAAGACCAAGGATGCGGTGAAGCGCTGGTATGCGGAATGTACGGAGATAGCGATTGAGGCGCTGGCGACAAGTAACTTTTATACGGAGTTACACGAATGTTATCTGGATCGAGGGGCCTTTGGAACCTGTCTTTTGCATGTGGAAGGCAGCACTGGCATGGATTCCCCGCTGGTATTTCGGGCGCATGAGATTGGGCATTATGCCTTGTCGCTTGGGGCTGATGGGCGCATTAACACGGTGTTTCGTGAGTTGGAGTTTACCCCAGCGCAGGCGGCTCAGGAGTATGGCGAGCAGGCGCTGCCGGAGTGTCTGAAGAAGGTGCTAAAAGAGCAGCCGCATTCACAGGAGAAGCATGCATTTATCCATGCGATTTATCCGCGCGAAGAAGCGGAGCGGGATCGCTTAAAAATGGATGGGGCGAACAAGCCGGTGGCGAGTGTGCACATTTATGTGAAGGAGCGGCTTATTGTGCGCAATGCGGGTTATGATGAGATGCCTGCGATAGGTTCACGCTATCTGCGCTGGGGTACAGGTGCGTATGGCATCTGTCCTGCATGGATGGCGATGGCGGATTGCAGGTCGCTTAATGAGTTACAGATGAACCTGGATGTGCTGGCGGGATTGCATGCATTCCCAAGGATTCTGGCGCCGCATGATTTTGAAGGGATGATAGATCTGCGTCAGGGTCAGGTGACGTTTTACAAGGATGAGAACCGCATGCCGCGTGAATGGGCGACGCAGGGCAAGTATGACATTGGCATGGAGCGGGTGCAGGCGCGTCAGAAGGCGATTCGTGATTTCTTTCATGTGGAGCTGTTCCAGATGTGGAGCGCGATCACCAAGCAGATGACGGCCTTTGAAGTAAGCGCGCGTGAGCAGGAGAAGATAGAGTTATTCTCCCCTACTTTCACGATGTTATCCTCTGAGATGTACGGGCCGCTGCTGCGCAGGGTGTTTGCCTTGCTGCTTAGGCAGGGTGTATTTCCACAACCGCCGCAGGAGGCGGTGTATGTGAACTCTGCGGGAAGATATGCAATTCCTGATCCGGAGATAAGATATACCTCCCGCCTGGCGCTGGCGCTGAAGGCGGTGCATGCCGGGGCGTTTGACCGCTCCATGGGTCGCCTGCAGGCGCTGGCGCAGGTACGCCCTGATGTGCTGGATAACATCAACATGGACCGCGCAGTGCGTGACATGGCAATGAATGAAGGGCTGCCGGTGGAGTGGATCACACCGGAGGATGAAGTAACTGCCTTGAGAGATGCCAGGGCTGAGCAGCAGGCGCAGCAGGAACAGATGCAGCAAGCCATGATGGGGGCGGAGATGGCAGGTAAGATGAAGTAAATCAAGATAACAGACTATCAGACTACAGATGACAGAGTTAGCTTCAATCTGGTGTCTGTTATCTGGTAATCTGTAATCTTTAACCTAAGTTAAAATGACCTTCGAAGAACGATTGTTAAGAAAAGACGCGAAACGGGCTGAGCAGTTTAAGGGGGCTGCGAAGGCGGTGTTTGGTACGCCAGAGGGGAAGGTGCTGCTGGGGGCACTGGTGGAGGCGGCGCATCCGCTGGCGCATTTTGATGGGATGACGGCGCATGAGCATGGGAACTGTGAAGTGGTGGCGCTGCTGTGGAGATATGGAAGTGAGGACGGTCGCTGCGCGACCTCAATGAGGAATTCCTAATTAGGAATTGGGAATGGGAGATCAGGTCGTGAGTCTTGAGTCGTTAGTCGATTTTTTTGACAGGATTAACAGGATTTTCAGGATTGGGTTTTAGGGCAGGAAATGTTGCGGGGGATGGTTGGAAGGAACAGGGTTTGTGGATGGGAATAGTTTGGGACGAGCAGGAGCTCATCCCTACCGTAGGGATTTGATGGCCGGAGGCCCGTGCAATTGCTGAAATGAGGTAGTTAAAGATAAATGGAGGCAGAGAATTTTAACCAAGTTGGGTTGCTTTGATTTTGTGTAAGCCCCTTGATTACAAAGATACGGCAGGGAAGCACGGCGTCGCTTCAGTCGCTATGTGTGTCTCATACCAGACTCTTTAGAGTCGTCTAAACTTATTACTCATTTTAACAAGAGAAAGCTATGGCTAAAAAAGTGACTGGAACAACTCGCAGAAAGAGGTCGGTGAAGCCTGCGCATGCTTCATTGGAAATTGGTCGTGTTGAGGTGCCGGGCGATGCGGTGAAGGGCGGTCATGGGGCGCTGCCGCCTGGGTGCCCGCCGATGAATCCGATGCAGGGTGACAAGACCCCGGCAGTGGTGGCGTGGCTGAGGGAATATGCGCCGACTGAGTTCGGGAGACGGTATAAGGGGAGAAAGGTTAAGTTTTGAATTATGAATTTTTAATTCTAAATTCTAAGTTATTTCTTTGATTGAGATTTTTGGTGATTAGTGGCGCGCAGGGCTTGCTTAAGTGAATAGTTTGGGAAACGACGCAGCGTGTCCCTACCGTAGATTTTTAATGAACTGCGTGAGTGTGAACATGATTTAGGTCTCACACGAAGTCACCAAGACACGAAGAGCTAATTATTTCAGGTGATTGAGATTTATATCCTAGCTTTGTGCCTTTGTGTGAACTCTAATAATTTCAGCTATCATTCGGTTTCTATTCATCATGGAAGAGTCAGTAACTCAACCAGTGCGAAGCCTGTCTAAACCAGCAGCTCTGCTGCGTCTCAAGCAGGACTGAAAGGCTGTCTAAGCTTTCTGGTTCATTTCAACATTTCAACGCGGCGAAGCCGTATTCAACAATTCAACTGCTAAATTAAGTTATGATAGATACTAACTGGTGTACTAACTTGGGGATGGGTGCTTTTTTGTTTTCGCCTGCGGGTGAGATGACGGATGGCGGCGGTGGTGGTGCAGGAGGCACTGCAACGCAGAGCGCCGGTGCTGATGGCGGCGGTGGCGACTCTGCTACCGCGGGATCGGGGACGGCGCAGTCGGCTGCTTCAGCCAGTGCGGGCGATTCGTGGTTCCGCAGTATTTTTTCGGAGGATGGCAAGTTTGCGGATAACTGGCAGGATAAGTTACCCGGAGATATGACGCCGTATAAGGCGACGCTGGCGAATTTTAAGGATTTCAATGGTCTAAGCAAGGCGCTGGTGGATAACATGCAGGCGGCGAGGACCAAGCATGAGGGTTTTGTTCGCCTGCCTGGAAAGGATGCTTCCGCAGAGGAGAAGATGGCGTTTTACAAGGCGCTGGGCGTGCCGGAGAAGCCGGAGGATTATGGCTTGAGTTCTGGAGATGCGGAATCGAATCTGCCTGAGGGGATGTATTGGGATGATGAGTTTGCGACTTCGTTTTCCAAGACGGCGCATTCGCTGGGACTTACGCCATCACAGGTGCAGGGACTTACCGGATGGCATCGCGATCACTTACTAAGTCAGCAGCATGTGGCGGAGACGGAGGGGCAGCGTATTTATGAGCAGCAGATGGATGAGCTGCGGTATGCGTTTGGAGACCGGCTGGAGAAGCGTCTGGTGGATGCGCGTCGGGTGGCAATGACGCTGGGGCTTGATCCGGATCAGCATCCGATCATGTATCGTGCAGACACGGTGCGGGCGCTGACGAAGGTGGCGGATCTGATCAGCGAAGACAAGATGGTGGGCATTGACCAGGTGACGGATAAGATGACGCCGCTGACGCAGGCGAAAGATATTCAGACGAATACGGGCAACCCGGATTACCAGGCGTTTCATGATGCGGGGCATCCGAGGCACGATGAAGTGGCCGCTAAGGTGAATGACCTTTATCGCAAGGCGTATCCGGGTTAGGCGCGGAATACGGTTGAATTGTTGAGGGCTGATTCGCAGCGTTGAAGGGTTGAATTGAGAAAGTTTAGACAGCCCTTTGGACCTGGTTTAGATGCGCTATGCGCTGGTTTATTTTTGGCTGATATAAGCGCTGGAAGTTAGCCTGCTTTTTTGACAGGATTTTCAAGATTAACGGGATGGGCTGGTGATTTGCTGGTTTGTTGTGTTGGTTTTGGGAGTCCTGTTTTTTATTTTGTTTTGTTTTGTTTCGCTGCAGGAGACCGGGCTATGTTAGTGCTCGCATTGTTTTGTCTTGTAGTTCCAGCGGCCGCCGGAATCCAGGCAGCGGTCTATATCTATGGATTCCTTGAACTTTTTGGCACAGTAAAGGATGGCGACAATGGTGAAGAGAATGAATGTGGTGCGTGATAGTCTCATGCTGCGGAATAAGTAAGATAACTCACGCCTGGCGCTGGATTTTTTTAAGTTAATACTTAGATCTTAAAACCTAAAACGGAAACAGGATTGGGACCAGGATGAGGGTGATGATGAAAACAATGATGGTGAAGGGAACTCCTGCTTTGAGAAAGTCTGAGAAACGATAGTTGCCTGGGCCGAGGACGAGGGTATTGACGGGTGAGGAGATGGGGGTCATGAATGCGGCGGAGGCGGCGATGGCGATGGTGATGACGAAGGGCACGGGTGAGGCCTGAAGCTGGGCGGCGAGGCTCATGCCGATGGGCGCCATGAGTACGGCGGTGGCGGTGTTTGAAATGAAGAGGCCAATGACGGAAGTTAGGATAAAGAGGCTGCCGAGTAGAAGTACGGGCGCGGATGAAGCAGAGTCACCCATGAGGCTCATGAGTCCATTCACAGCCAGCGTAACGCCACCGGTGCTTTCCAATGAATGGGCAAAGGGCATCATGCCGACGATGAGGATGAGGCTCTGCCAGTGGATGGACTTATAGGCGCTGTTCATATCCACGCAGCGGAAGAGGCCGAGCAACAGGCAGGTGATGAGTGCGGCGATGACATTGGGCACGAGGCCGCTGATCATGAGGGCGACCATGATGAGGATGCTGAGCACGGCGAAGGGCGCCTGAGTGGCGGCGGGTGCTATGTCGTCTATCTCTGGCGGCAGGCCGGGGAGGAGGAAATCGCGGGTCTGACTTTGAAGCAGGCGGATGGATTTCCAGGGGCCGATGACGAGGAGGGTATCGCCCATTTTAAGTTTCTCTTCCAAGATGGGAGTGGTGATGGCTTTTGAGTTACGTCGGATGCCGATGACACTTAATCCGTACTTACGGCGAAAGGTTAGCTCGACGAGGTTTTTATTTATAAGCGCGGATTCTGGCGGAATGATGATTTCTGCCATGCCGACTTCGCGGGAGCGATAAGTAAAGTAGGAACCCTGCAGGGTGAGCGGGTGGAGTTCAAAATCATTCTGCAGGGCGGCGGGGTCTGCGGTTTCGGTAAAAAGATCAATAAGCAGGACATCGCCTAATTGAAGGCGGAGGTTAGCGCTGGGACTGATGATTTCTGTTTGAAAGCGGGTCTGTCTTTCAATGCCGACGATGTTAGCGCCATAAGTGCGGCGGAGGTTAAGCTGGTGCAATGGCCGTCCTATGATGGCGGAACCGGATTGCACGCGGAGTCGGTGGCCTCGTTTTTCAAGATGGTAGTCGCTGATGAAGTGCGCGATGGTTCGACGGGGACTGATGCTGCTTTTTACCTCGCCTCCCCTACCCTGTTCTGCAGGGTTTTCTGTATCTGTATCTATGTCTGTATTTTTATTTTTGCCCAGGGTGCGGCGAATGATGAGCATGTAGAGAATGCCTGCGGTAAGCACGACGGCGCCGATGGGTGTGAAGCTGAAGAAGCTGATGCCTGTGTGGCCGGCCTGTTTCAAAGCGCTGTCCACGATCATGTTTGGCGGAGTGGCGACGAGGGTTAACATGCCGCTGATGAGGCCAGCAAAACTGAGCGGCATCATGAGGCGGCCGGGTGGGATGTTTAGCTTTCGCGCGATACTTAGCACGACTGGAATGAAGACGGCGACAATGCCAGTGGAACTCATGAAGGCACCGAGGCCAGCGACGGCGGCCATGAGCAGAATGATCAGACGTGTTTCACTGCTGGCGGAGGTTTTTACCAGCCACTCCCCCACCTGATAAGTGACGCCTGTGCGAACAAGGGCTTCGCCAATGACAAACAGACAGGCGATGAGGATGACATTGGGATCGCTAAAACCAGCGAGCGCCTGTGGCACGGTGATGATGCCGAGCAGCGGCAGCACTGTGATGACGAGCAGTGCGACGACATCCATGCGAGGCCGGTTGATGATGAAGAGCACCATGCAAACGAACAGCAGGCTGAGGACGAGGATGAGGGGCGATGGAGGCACTGATGAGTGATTTGAAAGGATTAAAGGGAGACTGAATGAGCCCGCATTTCAGTTTTTTTGCCTTTGCGTTCAGAACCGGGCATCGTAGAGAGTTATAATCTACATGAAGCACTTTGCGATCATTTGTACAGTAGCGACAATAGCAGCGGTGTTTCTGCTGCAGGGAAGTTTTCTGCATCAAATAATCGCATGGCTGACCACATGCTATATCGGCGGGCCTGCACTGTTGTTTCTGAGTATCGCGCTTTTGCTTGGGCTAAAGAACCGGGCTGTGCAACCATGGGTTTGGAAAGAGTTGAACGCTCTGAGCATTTTTATTTTTTTGCTGGGAGTGTCTGTGGTAGCGGGAACTGCGTATGGAGACTGGCAGCAGAAGCGAGGGATGAAGTATGTGGTGAATGTGGCGATACCTGCCCTGGAGAAGATGAAGGCGGAGAATGGCAGGTATCCTGAAAGTCTGCCAGATGAACTGGTGGCGGCTGCGCCAATGGGATCGCACCTACCGCAGTATCAAGCTCGACAGGATGACAGTTATCAGTTTTACCTGCCTGATAGAAGCGCGCTAATCGGCGGTTTTATGCTTACCGAGGCGAGGAAGGAATGGGTGCGGTTTGACTGAATGGAGGAGCGATGAGTGGAGGAAGAATGGCTGGAAAACTCTTTTTGAGAAAAGTTTACAGGAATGTCCTTTTGCCATGTGCTTGTTCGTTGTGGGTATGATGAGCGCGTGAGCGTCAGTGATTAAAGCTGATGATTTTGGCACTCTGACAGTTAACCCCCAAGCAGTTTTATGCAGGGCTTCTTTTATCCTCAAGGAATTAAATGTCGCCATGCATCAACCCAATAATAATTACAAATATCAAAGAAAGGACCCACACAATGAGAGTCATGGTAATGATCAAGGCGACGAAGACTTCTGAGAGCAATGCGATGCCGAGTGAGAAGATGCTGACGGAGATGGGGCAGTATAACGAGGAGCTGATGAAGGCTGGCGTGATGCTGTCTGGTGACGGGCTGAAGCCTACGAGCATGGGCAAGCGGGTGGTGTTTAGCGGGACGTCTGAACGTCAAGTCATTGATGGGCCATTTCCGCTATCTGAGAAGCTGCTGGCTGGCTACTGGATCTGGCAGGTGAAGGATATGGATGAGGCTGTGGCCTGGGTGAAGAAATGCCCTGACCCGATGCCGGGTGATGAGTCAGTGATTGAGATTCGTCCGTTTTTTGAGCTGGAGGATTTTGGCGAAGAGATGACGCCGGAACTGCGCGAGAAGGAAGAGCAGATGCGCAAGGCGCTCGAGTAGCGCCTTCGGTGCGAAGATGGGAGATGAGGATTGAGGCTGGGATCTGAATTATGTTTTCAGGTCCTGGCCCTTTTTTGATTCTTGGTCATGTTGAATGTTGTAGTGCGATGAAGAACACTCTGGACGTTTGTGCATGAATAGTTTGGGACGCGACGCAGCGCTTCCCTACCGTAGCTTTGGTATGAAGGGGCATGCCAGGAGACGGAATAAGTTAGCTCTATCAAGGATTATTTTTTTCTTCTATCAGATAACAGTGGATATGATGGTTACTATCAGGATGAGATGATATGAGGGGTTGATGTAAGTGGGATGTGTGGCTAGGTGGTGGATGTTAATTACGATCCATGAGGGTGGACCCGGCGGGGCCGGCTTATCTGCCTGGGCGTCTGGACTGTGACCCGCACTGGGCGGCTTATCGCGTGGCAGGACGAAGTTAGTTATCTTGTTGGTTTAACGACTTCTTTATTTTTCACTTACTTATTTATTGTTATGGCTTTGCCAATTCCTGAATTTGCTGTGCGGCAGTTTGAGACCCAGTGGAACCATGTGGTTCAACAGGAGGTTTCGCGGCTGCGTAATCGTGTGACGACGGATTCCTTTCAGGGGAAGGAGAAGGTTTACAAAGACCTCTCCACCCTGGTGTGGAGTGAGCGTTTTGGTCGTCTGGGTAACTCGCTGCCTCAAGAGGTGGAGGGTTACAAGCGTAAGCTGATGAAGCGTGATTTTTTCTGTCAGGTGATCTTTGATCGCAAAGATCGTGATTATCTGGTGGATGAACTGACGCGCCCTGGTTCTGAGACTGAGATGGCGATGCGTATGAGCTGGAACCGCAAGGTGGACGAGCTGATCGCGACGGGTATATCTGCGACGGTGCTGGGGGGTCCTGAGCCGTATGTGACGGATATTACATTGCCTGGATCACAGAAGGTGGCGGTGAACTTTGCAAAGCCAGGTGATACGCCTGCGAATGTGGGCCTGACACCATGGAAACTGCTGGAGGCGAAACGCATTCTGGAGAGTCATGATATCTTCCTGGATGGCGAGGGTGCTGAGGAAGTTTTCATCGGTATTTCACCGAAGCAGGAGATCGAGCTGGCGGCTTATGTGGCGGCCTCGCCAAATGATGTATGGGCCAAGATGATTTCCTCCTGGATGGAGGGAGCCTCTAAGAAGCTGTTCGGCTTCAATGTGGTGAAGTCCAACAAGCTGCTGTTTGATGCGGGAACCGACATTCGCACGCTGCCGGTGTGGAGCCGCAGTGGCGTGATGGTGGTGCCTGAGAACATGCAGATCAAGGTGGATGAACTGCCGGAGAAGCAGCATGCGATTCAACTGAGCGCGTATGCGGATTATGGGGTGATTCGTAGATACGAGGAGCGTGTGGTGGAGATTGCGGTGGATGAGTCGCCGTAATTAGAAGATGCAAGATTCGAGAGGAGATTCAAGATTCAAGACTGTAAGATTCAAGATGGAGCGCGCTGGCTGAGAGTTAGGATGCCGATCTTGCATCTTATATCTTGAAGTCTTGTATCTCGAAGAAATTATAGTTAGAAGGGATTTATTGAGGTTATGGCTACATTTAAGACGGGGTTTGCGAGTGAGCAGGAGAATGCGGTGAAGGTGCGGAATGCGTTTCCCTCCCACCGTGGGGTGCAGCAGCCGCTGCGCTATGCGAAGTTTGAGTACACGCTGACGGGGGATGAGGCGAACACGGATGTGATTGTGCTGGGCTCCCTGCAAACGGAAGGAGCGGTGATTGTCCCGGAGCTGTGTTCTGTGTGGAATACGGGTTCTGGTGATGCGGATCTGGACGTGACGCTACAAAATGCAACGGGAGCTGTGGCTCTGTCTGGCGCGGCCAGCGTGGACAACAGTCGTGTCGCGCTGGCCCGCCCAGCAGGACTGACGGTGCCTGTGCTGAAGATGGGTGACTTTATCCAGGTGACGCTGTCCAGTGTGGAAGCTGCGACAGCGGATGAGGTGCTGCATTTTGAGATTGCTTATCGTGGAGATAAGACGGGGCATTGATCATCTGAGCAACGCTATTTGATAGAAGCGCGGGGAGATACAAGGCGAAGATATAAGATTCAAGACTGTAAGATTCAAGATGGAAATCCAGTTTGAGATTGCATTGATCTTGGGTTTTCAGAATCGGAGCCTTGTATCTCCTGACAGTAGAGAAAGGCGGTGATAGCTGCCTTAATAAATTAATGAGTTATCGCAACCAGGGTGGCCAATGATGCCGTCTTGAATCTTGCATCTTCCAATCCTGTATCTTGCATCTTTTTTATGACCATCACGGAGATTTGTAACAAGGCATTGTCGCATTTAGGGGAGTCGCGAATTACGGATTTCCATGAGGCATCGGTGGTGGGTGAGAAATGCCGGACGCATTTTGATGCGGAGAGGGATTCACTATTGCGGATGCACCGGTGGAACTTTGCGGAAGATCGCGCGATTCTTGCGCGATTGCAGTCGGCTCCCGTATTTGGATATTTGTACCAGTTTCAACTGCCGGTGGACTGCCTGCGAGTGGTGGTGGTGAATGGGGTGGAGGCACGAAAGGGGTACAATCCATGGCGGATTGAGGGGCAGCGTTTGCTGTCTGACGCGAAGCAGGCGGAGATTGTCTATACGCGGCGTGAGACGGATACGACATTGTTTGATCCGCTGTTTGTGGAGGCGATGACTTACAAGCTGGCGGCGGCGCTGGCGAAGGAGTTGACTAACAGCACGAGTGAGAAGGGCGCGATGTTACAGTTATTTCGTGAGGCGATGAATGAGGCTGGCTGGGTGGATGCCAGCGAGTCTAGACCGAGAGTAATACCGCCGGAGACGGATAATCGGTTACTGATGGTGCGAATGGGTTCGAAATAACTTTTTTAGATACAAGATTCAAGACTGGAAGATGCAAGATAAGCTTCCCTGTCTGTGAAAAGTTTCAAGCGACTTTATTCTTGTAGTTCCAACTTTGCTTCTCATTCGCGTCAATGGATTGGGTGATGTGAGTAAAAGAGTCTGTCTTACATCTAGTATCTTATAATCTTGTATCTTTATAATTATTTATGGCCCGTCGTTTATTTTCTTCTTTTAATGCGGGGGAGATATCTCCGCTGCTGGATGCGCGGATGGATATTGAGAAATATTCCAATGGGTGTCGGATTCTGGAGAATTGCGTGCCGAAGATTTATGGGGGTGCGTTTGGGCGGGCGGGGCTGGAGTACATGGGGGCGGCGAAGTATGATGACAGGCCGTGCCGGTTGATTGATTTTATTTTTTCTGCGAGTACGAATTTTATCCTGGAGTTTGGGGATGAGTATCTGCGGTTCTGGAGTAATGGGCTGCGGGTGGATGATCCTGGCTCACCTGGGACGCCACTGGAGCTGACGACGCCGTATGAGGCGGGTGATTTATTTTCCATCCAGTATGTGCAGATCAATGATGTGGTGTATCTGGTGGATGGGGCGCATGCTGTGCAGCGGCTGACACGGAGGGCAGATGATGACTGGTCACTGGAGGAGGTGGTATGGAAGTACCCTGTGCTGAGAGATGAGAACACGACGGAGACGACTCTGGCGGTAGGCGCAACGACTGGGACTGGTGTAACTTTGACGGCTTCTGCTGATCTCTTTAAGCCGGAGCATGTGGGGTCGTATTTTCAACTGGTGCATAGGCGTGCAGCGGCAAATGCGGTGCTGAATCTTACGGCGAATGGTTCGGCGACATCCAGCCTGGTGCTGGGGAGATATGATGTGTTTACTTATGGCACATGGAGCGGGGATTTATTTCTGGAGCGTCAGGATGCGCTGGGTAACTGGGAAGTGATTCGGAGTTATAGCTCACGGAGTGACCGGAATGTACAGGATGGGGGCGAGCAGGAGGAGGCGGCCAACTTACGACTTAGGCTGGCGAATTATGCATCCCACACCTCCAACCCACGCGCAGTGCTGGAGATGGCGGACTCCCGTTTGTATGGATTGGTGAAGGTGACGGCGGTGACGAATGCAACGACGGCGACGGTGGATGTGGTGCATGACATTCATGCGACGACAGCGACGCTGACATGGAGCGAGGGAGCGTGGAGTGAGGCGCAGGGGCAGCCACGGACGATCGCGCTGCATGAACAGCGGCTGGTGTTTGGCGGATGTGGGACGCAGCCGCTGACGCTGTGGGGATCTGTGATTGGTGATTTTGAGAATTTCAGGCGTTCGACTTTTGCAGATGCGAGTTATGCGCATGTGCTGGGCAGCAACCGGGGTAACTCGATTGTGTGGATAGCGAGTCATGATGCGCTGATTGTCGGGTCCCAGGGGGATGAGTGGATTGTCACAGGAGATGATGAGGGGACGATTTCACCGACGAATGTTAGCGTGAAACGTCAGTCGGGCTATGGCTCTGCTTATATGCAGTCTATCCTGGGGAATGATGCTTTAATTTTTGTGCAACGGGGGCGGCGCAAGTTACGCGAGTTTGTTTATCAATTTGAGCGGGATGGTTATACGGCGCCGGATATGACCTTGCTGGCGGAGCACATAGCGGGAGAAGGCTTTGTGCAACTGGCGTTTGCCTCTAACCCTGACCCTGTGGTGTGGGCGGTGACGGAGGATGGGCAGTTATTAAGCATGACGTTTGAGCGGGATCAATCTGTGGTGGGCTGGAGCAGGCATCCGACGATGGGCAGGGTGGAATCGGTGGCGGTGGTGTTTGGTCAGATAGGTCTGGCAGATGAAGTCTGGGTGACGACTCAGCGTACAGTTGTTATTGATGGGGAGGAGCAGGTGCGAAGGTACATAGAGCGGATGGATCCGGCCAAGTGGCGGAAGCTGGATGAGAATGATATGTCGCGTTTTATTTATTCTGATGCTGCAAAGGTGGTGGAGTTTGAAGAGCCGACATCATTAGTTACCGGGCTGGAGCATCTGGAGGGGCATGAGGTGGCGATGTTATGCGATGGTTTTGTTCACCCGAGACGTACGATTGTTGACGGACAGGTAACATTAGACAGGCCGGCATCTCGCGTGGTGGCGGGGCTGCCGTATGTGCCAATGATTCAGCCGACGCGGACAGAGGTGGCGCTGGAGGATGGGACGGCTCAGGGGCGAGTGTGGAAGTGCAACAAGGTGACAGTGAAGGTGTGGAAGACGCAGGGCTGCGAGTATGCGGATGCACCTGATCAGGAGTTTTTCAAGATAGCGATGCGTGAGGCGCAGCACCCGATGAGTGAGCAGCAGAGCCCTGTGACGGGTTTTTATGATGCGATGCTGAAGTCTTATCATCGTGATGGGCTGGATGTTACTTTGAGACAGACGCTTCCCCTGCCCTTTCATGTGCTGGCGGTGATACCGACGTTTGATATACTTGGCGCTTAGAGATACAAGACTGTAAGATACAAGATCCAAGACTAGGGACGCATAATTGTGATTCATGAAACAAAAACACCCGAACGCTAACAATTATCAAGACCCACTCTTGTCTTAATATCTTGTCTTAATATCTTGTATCTTGTTTTTTATGATCCGCATTTGGACGCAGGAGGATTATCCGATGTTGGAGGGTTGGTGGCGGGAACATGGCTTTCCGCCGGTGCCGATGCAGTTACTGCCGCCGCTGGGTGTGATCTTTGATGATAAGGCGGCGGGATGGGTTTACATGGATAATGGCGGGACGGGGTTTGCAATGATGGAGTGGCTGGTGACTGACCCTAAGGCTGGAATCAAGGCGGTGCGAGGCCTGGAGCATGTGGTGACGTTTCTGCTGGGTGAGCTGAAGGAGATGGGATATGGCTTTGTGTTTACGAGTTGCAGGCAGGAGATGCTGGCGAAGTTTTTAACGAAACGTGGGTTTGTGAAAACGGATGGCGGGATGACACACTTGGTCGCTACGCTTCAATGAGGAATTTTGAATTAGGAATGAGGAATTACGGATCTGTCGCGGGGATGACTAGATTTTTCGTGCTAGGTGTTTTTTGATTGTTGAGGGCTTAAGTTATGGGAACTTTTACTTCTGCTGCGTTTTATACTTCAATGGTGCTGATCTCTGCGAGTGCGAAGGTTACGACTTACAGCCAGTATCAGATGAGCAAGGCGCAGACGCGGGCGGCGAATTACAATCGTTTGTTGCGGATGCAGCAGGTTGCGGCTGAAAGACGGCAGTGGGGTTATGAGCAGACGTCGCTGCGTCAACAGATAGCGCTACAGCAACAGGAGGCGGCGGTTAACCACTCCATGGCGGTGGCAGAGGCGCAGTCGCGCTTTAACAATGCTGAGATGTTGCGCAATCAGGCGGAGGCTGAGGCGGCGCTGGAGCGTGATAAGTTACGCCAGGTGCGGGTTAGGCTGGAGCGTCTAACTTCCATGCAACGGGCGCGGATAGCCGGGTCAGGTGTGGTGGAATCGGGTTCGCCGCTGGATGTGCTGGCAGAGAGCGGCGGCGAGATAGAGCAGGTGTTGAATGAGCAGCATTATCAGGCGAACATTGATCGCATGCAAGGGATGCGGCAGGCGGCGCTGGAGGAGTTTGGGGGTAAGTTGGCTTTTGCGGATGCGAACACTCGTTTGCAGATGGAGCGCCAGGCTGCGAGCCTGATGAAAACGAGTGTGGAGGCGGAGGGTCTGAAGCAGAAGGCGCAGTATCGCGCAGGTTTGTTTACGGCTCGTGTAGAGCAGAAGGCTGGGCTGGATGCGGCGAAGGCAACGGGTTATGAAGGATGGAGCCAGGCGTTTGGCAAGGTGGCGGATGGTTACAATGAGTGGAGCAAGTGGGCTTCTGTTTCGACGCCAGGTTACAGCGCGGGAGCGACGACGCTGGAGGATGGAAAGAAGGCGCTCCGCTATGCGGAATTTTGAATTAGGAATGATGAATTAGGAATTGTTAGTTTGTCGCTTCGCGAGGGTTTTGTTGGTGTGTCATCCAAGTTTCTAAACGAGGGAGAAGCACGTCTCAACCAAGCCTGCAAGGCTGTCTAAGACAGCAGAGCATCTAAACTTAAATCGTTTTAATATTCCAACATTTAATCACTTATTTATGTATCAGATCAGGCCGGTGGATAAAAGTGCAGGGGATCTAAGTTTAATAAGCGAATGGTGGTCAACGCACGAGAAAGGGCGGCTTCCTTTAGAGTTACTTCCCCCAACGGGTTTTTTTGTGCTGAAGGATGACCAACCTGTGGCTGTAGTTTTTTTGTATTTGTCTGTCGGCGTAGGTGTAGCTTTTCTTGAGTGGGCGGTTTCAAAGCCTGAGCTATCGCTCAAAGAAGCGCGGCAAGCTTTTGACGTGCTGATGGATTTTACGAAGGTTTATCTTACAGATCTGGATTATGGAGTGATCTGGGCAAACACACTGCCTGGGATAGCCCGTGCACTGAAACAGCACGGCTTTACGAGTCAGGGGAACAGACATGCGCTGTACTATTGCCGGAGCTGCGATGACGTAGATGGGGGCTGTCATGTTGACAATCACGACGATGGTAAAGATACCTTGGATAGTTCGCGAATGAATTCTGAGAGTGTTGTTGTTTGCAGTGATGACAGGTATATTGAGAGCTGCTGACTGATGTTGCGGTTAATGTTTTTCTGAGGGAGGCGGAGTTAGTATCTTATGGGGCTGGAGATAAGTGCGATTATAGGTTACACAGCGGCGGTTGCTTCTGCGGTGGGCGGCGGTATTTCTGCTTATAGCAGTTATCAGCAGGGCAAGGCGACGGAGAGCGCGACGCGGTATAACTACATGCTGCAAATGCAGCAGGCGGAGGCGGCCAGGAGACAGGCAAGATATCAGCAGCAGGCGATGAATGTGCAGTCCAGGCTGATGCGCGACGAGGCTGCGGTGAATTTTGGACTGGCGATGTCTGAGGCGCAAGCACGCTTTGCCAATGCGCAGATGACCCGCCAGCAAGCGGAGGCGCAGGCTTCCAATGATCGGGAGAATGTGCGCAAGGAGCGGCTGGCCATGGAGCGCGTGTCAGCGATCCAGCGGGCGCGTGTAGCGGGGAGTGGCGTGGTGGAGTCAGGATCGCCTCTTGAGGCGCTGGCGGAGAGTGCGGGGCAGATGATGATGGCGCTGAATGAGATGCACTATCAATCAAACATCAATCGCACGGTGAGCATGCGCGAAGCGGATCTGGAGGAGTTCGGCGGCAAGTTACAACAGGCTGGTGCGAATGCGAACCTGGCGATAGCGAATGCGGGTGCGGGCTTGAATGATTATGCGGCGCAGGCAGAGCGGATGAAGGCTGCGTCTGCCTATAAGGCGGCGGTGTTTTCTGCCGATATCAACCGACGCGCAGGAATGGATGCGGCGAAGGGGCTACGAACGCAAGCGATTGGTCAGGGAATTGGGGCCTTGAGCAGTTTACTTAGTGGAGTAAGTACGACTTATTACAATCAAGCTAAAAATTACAGCAGCTTATCTGGTTATGGAAAGCCGATAAGTGCGACACCAGCCGGGATCTAAATGCTGCAGGTTGAGTGTTAAGTATCACGTTTTAGGATTTGTGGGAAGAGGGAGATAAGTTATGCCGGAGATACCTTTATTTGTGAATGAGAATCGGCTGGGGCAGTTACCGGGGCCGGTGCTGGATCGGGAGGCGCGTCCTAGGGTGAATGCGGGCAGCCTGATTGCTGGTGTAGGTCGTGTGGCTGAGGCTGCACAAGGGAGTGATATTTCCCAGTTTCTGGGGCCTTTGTCTCCGGAGCATTTTGGAGCATCGAGCGCGAAGGCTTTAGGCAGCCTGGGCGAAGGGATTAAACAGGCAGGTGGGGTTCTGGGTGAGATCGCACAACGCAAGCAGAAGGCGGTGAATGATCGCCACCAAGTGGAGGCGAGGAATCTGATGGATGGTACATCAGCAAGGTTTGCTGAATGGAAGATGAAAAACCCCAACCCGGACGGTTGGGCAAAAAAATGGGGGGAGATGTCTGCTGAGACGCTGGCTGCGATAGAAAAGGGCGGCTACAGCCAGGCGGTAAAGGATCGCATGATGCCAGATGGCCTGCACTGGCAGAATCAGGGATTGATTGAAGCAGAGACTTCAGCGGCGAAAGAGACTTTTAATCATACTGCGCAGGTTTATGAGTCACGCATTGCCTCGCTGATGGATCAGGGTAAATATGGCGAGGCGAAGGTCACGGTGCAGCAAGGAAGTGATGGCGGCTATTTTAGCCCACGCCAGGCGGATGCGATAAGTCAGCAACTTGACCATCAGGAGAAAAGTTCACTACGCGCCGATGACACGACGTTTCGCCCGAATGAGGTTATTCGATGGATGGAGAACCCTGAAGCCACGGATACCCCTGAGCATTTTAAGAATCTGAATGACCGGCAGAGGTTTGAGCTTCTTAGTTCAGCGAAGCTGACAAGGGCGCAACGACAGACAGAGTTATTGCAAAGGTTCAAGCAAATGGCGGATGATGGCGAACTGCAAAATGATCATGACTTACTGAGGTTTATCGAAGCGACATCTGATGATCCAGTAACAAATACCAAGGGATACATGGAACCGCGTTTGATGCCGGTGATCCGCTCGATCATGAAGGGTGGAGGTTTTGATCTTCATGCATTTAATGAAGTGCAGCGGAAGACCTATGCATTTGACCCCAAGGACCCGGAGGCGGCACTGAAGGAGACGCAACTCCGGCAAGAGATGGTGCAATTCCCAGAGGACTACCAGCAGGTGCTGGAAAGCGATCTGGAGCAGGCTAAAGCCGGGAAGACCTCGGCGCAGGCCTTTCAGTACGGACTAAATGAAATCGCCCTGCTGCATAAGGAGCAGCGACTGACACGGGACGATGGCACGCCGCTCGAATACAAGGCAGATGCATTCATGATGGACGCGGTGGTGGACGCGGAGAAGATCAAGGTGTTTGGTCTAACCCAGCGCGATGCCAAAAAGTTGTCTGAACGCCAAGGCCAGGCGCGGCTGCTATTGTTTGACGATCTGCTAAAGGCGAGGCAGGCGGGCACATCCCGTGTAAGAGTTATTCCCACCATTACAGACATGGAAGCTTTTAACAAGCTGACGGATTTCACCAAGAACCTGTTCACCAGTTATGTGCGCCATGGCGAGTTTGTGGATACCGCGGTAAGAAGTGAAAGTGCACGGAGGCAGGCGCAGCTTTCTGAGGATTACATTCAGTGGTACCGCTCCAAACCAACAGCGCCCATGACCAGCGAGGTGGACGGATGGCTGACCATGAACACTGGTCGTGAACGTCAGGCTAAGGCTATACGGATTCTTACACCGACGGCCAGTCCATTAGCAGTGCCGCCGACAGGCATGGTGCAGCCACACATGCCGGGGGAGCAACCCCGGCGGTAAGACATATAACTAAAGGATAAGTCAGAGGGGTGGGTAAAAAAGAGGTTTGAAGTTATGGCGGCATTGTTAGATCGGGAAGTGGAGGAACGCGACCGGCTGGAAGCGGAAGCAATAAAACAGCAGCAGGAAGCTGAGCTGGCGCAGCAACAGCAGGAGGCCGAAGAAAGAAAGCGGCAGGAGGAGAGCCTGCGCGTGCGCAATTACTTCACGCTGCCTGACCAGGGCCTGGAACCGGAAGAAAAGCAGCATCTGGATGCGCTGTTCGCCAGCTCCCCTCATCCTGAAGAGGAACGGGCACAGGTCTTTATCACGCAGTATCTGGCACGGCAATACGGGAAACCGCCAGAGGAAATTAGCCGTCACTACTGGAGGTACCAGAACGACTACGTGCAGCAGCAGTACGGCACGGCGGAGATGAAGAACACGGAGTTGTTTGGGAAAGTCAAGAATGAGTATGAGCTGGATAACGCCATTGCACACGCGGCGCAGCGAAGTGTGCTGGCCAACGAGGCTCCGTCACAGGCGTGGGCAGCCTACCGGTTTGAAGCGATTGAACTGCCGGGCTGGAATGATGCGCGTGAAAAGGAGCTGCGGAGCACTTTTATGGCAAACGCAAAGTCTTATGAATACAGCCTTTCTCCCTACCGTCAGTTTATTAATTCTTCATTTGATGCGCTGGTGAGACATATGGGGCTTAGGAAAGATGCGGTGGCTATAGGAGCAGAAAGTGGCCTGAGTCCCGATGATATTTCCCGTGAGGTGATGAAGATACGAAAAGAGCTTCGCCCTTCCATTTTTCATGCCTGGGAAATAAAGGCTGAGGCTGCAAATTATGATTCTAAAGGGTTTGTTCAGAAGTTTGGCGAGTCCCTTTATCGCGGCACTGTGGATCTGGTGAAAGGTCCTGGCGATATAGCTGACAGATTGTTGATCGAGGGCAGGCTTAAACTACTGGATCATATCCTGGTGCCGGTAAACTCAGATGACCCTGTGCGTGATGCTTTTGCAGAAAGCTCTAGAAGATTATGGCCAAGACTTACAGCGTCCGGTGGCCTGGGGTTGGATTTATTGCAACTTGCAGCGAACCTCATGACTGATCAAAGAAATTTGACTGATCAGGAGAAGGAAGCTACGACTCAAATGTTAAACGACGAGTTAGACCGCATTGATCTCGCTGCGGATATTCGTGCCTATACAGAGAACAAGCTTGATCCGGTTCATAGCGAATATCTGGTGGTAAGAGGTATTTATGGCGCGGCCAGATCCGCACCTGCTATGCTGGCAATGATGGCGCCCTCTGGCATAGGTATTTTACCAGTGCTGATGTCCACCGCAGACATGAACTATAACAAGCTGCGGAGAGACAATCCTGAGATGAGTCGTGAAGATGCCTTGCTCACGGCGATGACCGCAGCGCCGCTGCAAACGGGTATTGATTTTGTATCTACCAAATTCTTAATAGGAAGAGCCCCCTCCCTTACAAAGGTACTTGGGAATGCCCTCTCAAGACCGTTGAGCGTTGGCTCACGTTTTGCCGTTCGGACCGTTGAAAACACCGCGCTTGAGTTGTTCACTGAGAACGTCCAGGACGTTACTCCGCTGGTGATTCAGGATCTGCTTGCGGCTCTGAAGAAAGACATGCCGGGGGCAGACTGGGATGCGCAGTTTGCCTCTATGAAGGCAAATCAGTGGGAGCTTCTTGCCACGATTTTGCCTTTGTCCATTATTGGCGCGGGATTTGGCACCTGGCAAGATATGAATCAGGCACGTGGGCTGATGTCTTCTGTAGATGCTGTGCGTTCTACGGGCCTGGCGGAAAACCACGTGCTGGCCATCACCTCCGCTGCGGCCCGTGGCGACATGGACGCCGCCCAAAACGCACTGCGCACGGCCTATCGCGAAACAGACTTCCATTCCCCCGAAGTCCAGCAGCGCAGAGATGCTGCTGCAGGAGTCCAGCGCGAGCGCACGCAGCGGCAGCAAGCTGCCATTGCTGAACTAGAAAAATCTGGCGCCCTGCCAGTGATGCGCCGTACGGAGAACGGCTGGCAGGTTCGCTTTAACAGCGAACTGGTAGATTCCTTTGATACCTA